GGCCCGTCATTCCGATGAGCCCAAACCCATGACCGTCGAGCTGGTCAAGGTGGAGGTGACGCACCCCGAAACAGGGCTGGTCATGTCATCGCTGTTGCCGGTGCTGAGGGAGGATGTGGAGCCGGAAAACGACCGCCAGGACATCGTCAGGCTGATCCTCGCAACCCTCCACGCAGGCCCGAAAACAGCTGCAGAGCTTGCGGAATATCTTGACCTCAGTGGCGGGCATTTGCGCAAGTTCTTGCCCGAAATGGAGCGGCGCAGGATGATTTATGCCTCAACGCTTGGCAAGGCGAAGGTGTATCACCTGCTCCAACGTGACGGGAGCAGCAAAACTGCCGATAAATCAGAAGGCTATGACGCGTAATGGCGCTTCTGCTCCACCTGCTCCTGACTGCTCTTGCGCAACTGGCGCAATCGCCGCCATCTGCTCCGCTCCGGGAGGCCCCCTTTAGGGGGCCCCGGAAGGAGCAGATGGCGAGCGGGGTTGGCATGGGCTGGAATGGGGAAAGAAATTTTCTTCTCTCGATTGGGGTCGCAACCGTTGGCGCCTTGGCCGCCCTCGCCGCATGCGGCAACCCGGACTTCGCGCGGCGCATGGCGGCCTGCGAGGACCGCGGGGCCGAGGTGCTGGCCGGCGTGGTGATGAACCCGCGCGAGGAGGCGATCACCCGGTGCGCCAGGTCAGTCGATGCGTTCGGGGTGATCGATCAACCGTAACCTCAACGCGCGCGTGATCGCCAACATTACGCGCGCCGCGTGTTGACCAACCCGCCCGACCCGCGCCAATCTCAACCCGTGATCGCCCCGTCAGTGGGTGACGCAGACCGGACCACGGGCCTCAACCAGAGGCCCCGCTATGCAGACCACCTACGAACTCGCGCTGAACGAATTCCGTGACGCGTCCGCCGCCGTGAGGCGAGCCTTTGGCGCAGTCGCCGAGGCGCGTGAACTCCAGATCATCGCCGACAGCCAGCACCGCCGGGCCTGCAACGAGCACGCCGAGGCCGTGCGTCGCCTTGAGGCGGCCGACGCGGCGCTGATGGAGGCCCGCTCGCCGAACGCGCCCACGGCCCCGCCAGAGCCCGTGGCGCGCGTCACGCAGGCCGAAGTCGATGCGATGGCCGAGCCCGCATGGAACGGGGCCGCGCCCGCTGACCAGCCGCTGCACATCGGCTGATCGATCATGCAGGGGCAGGGGCTCGCCGAAACCATCACCGCCATCGACGCGCCCGGCCGCGTCCGCATCGAACGCATGGTCCATGAGGCGATGCTGACCATGCGCATGGCTGAGGCGCGCGACCTGCCCCCGCAAGGCCGGTCCGCGTGGCCTGACTACGTCTACGAGCGGGATGACTATGGCAACCGGCCCGCCGTCGAGGAGCTGCGCGCCCTCGTGCCGCCGTGGCGTCCCACCGGGCGGCATGTCGACGAAATGGACTGGGTATGGCTCGAATGCTTCGGCAAGTGGCCCAACCCGCGCAGCGGCCGCAACGGGCTGGAGAACTGGCAACGGCTCTTGCTCGAAATCCGCGCCTGGCAGGTCACATGCGGGCTTCGTGGGGGCTGGCGTCACATCGCCGAGGCGATACGCTCACGTCCCGGCATGCCGAAGTTCGGATATGAGTGGGCGCGGATCGAACACCGTCGGCTGATCGACATCGCAGTGCCGGCGGCGCGGCGGGATGGGTGGGTCTAGGCGGTGCGACAAAATAATCCGCACCCCGAGTTGACAAGGTTGACAAATTCACGCCCTTTTCTCGCCAACGTGGGGACATGCGCCCCGCACATGAGCCCCGGCCCTCGCGGTCGGGGTTTTTCGTTGGCTGGGGAGCCAATCCCGTGAAACCAAAACAGGCCGACAGGGCCGCGCGTGCAGCCATCGCTGCGCCGCCCAAGCCCGCGCCCAACGTCGAGACGCCCGAGGGCGAATTGAAACTTCGCCGCGTCTGGTTCGGCATCGTCACGAAGAAATGCGACCGCACCGAACAAGGGCTGGCCGCCGCGATCCGCAAGGCGTTTGCCGAACTGGATGGCGTCCAGTGGAACAGCCCGGCCGACATGTGCGACGGGATGGCCGAGCATATCCGCAAGACCCTGAACGGCCCGCGCGACAGTGTCGAGGTCGATTGGGTCGGTGGCCGCAAGTCCGCCAACGCAACCCGGTTCGTGATCACCACCACCTGGCGCCTGCGCGAAGACGTTGAGCACGCCATGGCGTTTTCGCTGTTCGCGGCGCCGAAGTAGGAGACTGGACGATGGCCCGGCCTAAGCGCGGCGAAGAGCACCCGCGCAAGGATGTGCGGGAGAAGATCAGCCTGATGGCTGCTGTGGGCATCCCGCAGGCCCACATGGCGTCCCTTCACGGGATGAGCCTTGAGACGCTCCACAAGCACTACCGCGACGAACTGGACACCGGCGCGTCATCCGCAAACGCGGTGGTGGGCGGCAAGATTTTCGAGGCCGCCAAGCGCGGCGAGCAATGGGCCTGCACCCTGTGGGCCGTGCGCCGCATGGGGTGGAAGGAAACGACAGCGCAGGAAGTGTCGGGAAAGGTCAAGATTGTCAGCCTTGACCGAGACGACGAAAACATTTGATCTGACGCCCAAGCAGCGTGAGGCCTACCGCCTCATGGGCGGACCGCAGACCCACACGCTGCTTTATGGCGGCTCGCGATCCGGCAAGACGTTCCTGATATGCCACGCCAACGCCAAGCGGGCGATCAAGGCCCCGGGCTCGCGCCATGTGATCACGCGCCTGCACAACATCGACGTGCGCCAGTCCGTCATGATGGACACGTTCCCGAAGGTGATGCGGCTCGCTAACCCGGATGTGCCCTACAAGCTGAACAAGTCCGACCAGTACGCCTCGATTGAAACCGAGCAGGGCGTAAGTGAAATCTGGTTCGCCGGCCTCGATGACAAGGAACGGGTCGATAAGGTCCTCGGCAAGGAATATTCGACCATCACGGTCAACGAAGCCAGCCAGGTCGCATACTCCGCGACCGAGACGCTTCGAACCCGCCTGGCGCAGGGGGTGAACGACATCAACGGCGCCCCGCTGAAGCTGCGGGCGTTCTATGACCTGAACCCGAGTGGCCGGGCGCACTGGACCTACAAGGAATTCCACGAGGGCGTGAAGCCAACGGGCGAGCGTGTCGGCAGGCCTGATGATTTCCGCTACCTTGTCATGAACCCGCGGGACAACCCGCACCTGCCGGCCGCGTATCTCGAACAGCTCGAAGGCCTCTCGTCCCGCCAGCGCCAAAGGTTCCTAGAAGGCGTCTACCTCTCCGACGTCCCGGGCGCGCTTTGGTCTTCCGACCTGATCACCGAGGGGCGGCAACCGCTCTTCGACCCCCGCGATGCAAGCCGGATCGTGGTTGCGGTTGACCCTGCCATAAGCGCCAACCCGGAGAGCGATGAAACCGGCATTGTCGCCGCCGCCATTCAGGGCGTTGGCAAGGGTGCGCATGGCTACGTGCTTCGCGACCTGTCAGGCCGCTACAGCCCGAACGCATGGGCGAAGAAAGCGGTGGACCTGTACCGCGAGCTGGGCGCCGACCGGATCGTGGCGGAAGGCAACCAGGGCGGCGAGATGGTCCGCCAGACATTGAAATCCGTGGACGCCAATGTCCCCGTCAAGATCGTGCATGCAAGCCGCGGCAAGCAGGCGAGAGCCGAGCCGGTCGCTGCGCTCTACGAGGAAGGCCGCATCCATCATGTCGGCGCGTTGCAAGGGCTGGAGGACCAGATGACAAGCTGGGTTCCCGGCGAGGGCGACAGCCCCGACCGCGTTGACGCCCTCGTGTGGGCGATGACTGAACTGATGCTGTCAGGATCGCAGGCCAACTTCGTGAATGTGAAGCTCGCCGGATGACCGTCGACGCCAAGCACAAGCTCTACACCGCCGCGCAAGCGGGCTGGAAGAAAGTGCGCGACTTCGTGGCCGGCGGCCCGCTGGTCAAGCCGTACATCATCCCTCTGCCGGGCCATGACACGAACAACCTGAGCGCCTATCGCGAGCGCGCCTACTACCTGCCGGCCATCGCGCGATCGATCGATGCCTTTACCGGCATGATCATGAACCCGGAACCGGTGATCACGGCCCCGGACGTGCTGACGGCCTATCTCGATGACGTGTCTTACGATGGCGAGCCTGCCGCGCGCATGATCGGCCGCACGGTTCGCGAAGTGGTCGAGGTCGGCCGCTGCGCCATCCTTGTGGACTATCCGCAGGGCGACAATGCAGCCCAGCTATCCGTTGCCGAGGCCGAGGCCCAAGGGCTTCGCGCCTACGCCCGGTTCTACAAGGCCGAGGACGTGCTTGACTGGCGCACCACCAGCCGGGGCGGTGAGCGCGTGCTGTCGTTCCTGAAGCTGCGTGAGACGTTCGACCAGGTCAGTGATCTGGACGAGTGGACCGTGATCAAGGTCGATCAGGTCCGCGTGCTGGACCTTGTGGCGTCAGCCACCGGGCCGATGCGCTATCGCCAGCGCGTCTATCGCAAGGGCGAAGTGAAGGACGAGAAGACCGGCAAGCCCATGACGGGCTGGACAAAGGTCGGCGAGGATATCTTCCCGCAGGCCAATGGCGCCCCGCTCGATGAAATCCCGGCGGTGGTGTTCAACCCGGACACGCTGGATGCAAGCGAGGTGGATGACCCGCCGACGCTCGAGATGGTCGAGATAGCGTGCGCGCACCTGCAGAACAGCGCGTCCCTTGAGTGGACGATCATGTGGGTGGGCAACCCCACCCCGGTATTCGTGAACCTGATCAAGGGCGACGGCGAGACCATCGCGCTCGGCTCCTCGCAGGGCATCGTTGTCGGCGAGGGTGGTGACGCCAAGTTCATGACGCTCGGCGGCGATGGCATCGAGGCCATTCGCAAGCCGATGGAAGACAAGCGCCGCGACATGGCGGCCGTGGGCGCGCGCCTGCTATCCGACGAGACGTCCAGCCAGATCAGCCGCGACACGGCCATCATCCAGCGGGCGGGCGAGCATAGCGTGCTTGCGAACATCGCGACCACCGTCGCCGATGGCTGGAAGCGCGTGCTTGAGTATCTCGCCATGTGGGCGGGCGCGGCGGATCAGGACATCAGCGTCAAGCTCAACACGGACTTCGTGCCGCAGGGCCTCACCGCCGGCGAGCTTACGGAATGGATTGGCGCGGTCCAGTCCGGGCACATGTCCAGCCGCGACCTGTTCGCGCTGATGCAGAAGCGCGGCGTGGTCCGGGCTGACAAGTCCTATGATGAGCATCTGGACGAGGTGGACGAGGACGGCCAGCGGGTGCTTGAGTTGCCGCCTGGCGCTCCGGGTGCGCCCGTGGTTCCGCCTGCGAACGATCCGAACGACCCGAACGAAGATCAGGAGCAGGCGGCGTGAACCCTGAACAGAAATACCGCCAGCTCATGCAGGCATCGATTGCGGGCTTCTACAGCGCGCAGCGCCAGCTCAAGGCCGAGACGGAGGCGAAGGCCCGGCAGATCGTGGACGCATTCAACATGGCGTCAGCCCGTGCTGCGGCGGATGCAGGATACCGGGGCGAGAAGGCCCGCGCAGACGTCCAGACGGGCGGCGGCGAACAGGCAAAGCTCGGCTTCGTGCAGCCCGCGTGGGCGCGTCAGGGTAGCTAGGAGCAGACATGACCCGCGAAGCATTCCAGCGCGAGCGCGCATCCATCCTCGGCAACCTGCAGCGCACGTTCGCCGCAGCCGAGGCCCGCGTGGCGGCCGTCGCCTCGCAGGAGGAAGCGGTTGCACGGGCAGCGTTCACGCAGGCCAAGGCCGCTCTTGAGGCGTCCGCACGCCGCAACGGCATGACGGGCGTGATGGTGGCCGAGGGCATGGGCGACCCCAACCGCGTGGTGTTCGAGACCAGCCTGAAGGGCAAGACCTGGCGCGCTGTCTGATAGATGCCCGCCGACAGCCTCACGCTCTACGATGATGCTGTGCGCCGCCGGATCGCGCTGGAACGCTACTCCACCGCGCAGGCGCGCGAGGCGCTGAAACTGCTGAAGGAGGTCGAGGCCGACCTGCTCGCGAAAATCGCGCAGCTGCAGGCGGCGGGGCGCTCAACGCTCACGATCCGTCAACAGCAAAGCCTGCTTGCGTCCGTCAAGGATGTGAGCGCCGAGATTTACGAGCGCCTGCAGACCAGCTTGCGCAAGGGCATGACCAAGCTCGCAGGCAGCGAATTCGACAAGGCGCAGACGGCCATGTCCGCCGCCGCCGAGAGTGTGGGGCTGACGGCCACCACGCAGACGCTGACGGGCACCGCGGCGTTCGAGATTGCGGCGTCCAAGCCCATGCAGGGCGCGTTGCTGAAGGACTGGCTTGCCGATCTTGAGCCGCGCCACCGGGACCGGATCGAGCGGGCCTTGCGGATATCGTTCACCGAGGGCGAAAGCCTGTCGTCTGCGGCGCGCCGCTTGCGTGAGGCGGGCTTGCAGAATGGCCGGGGCCTGGAGGCGCTGATCCGCACGAGCAATGCGCACATCGCGGCGCAGGTTGACCAGGCGGTGACGGATGCGAACGCCGACATCATCGAGGGCGTCGAGTGGGTCGCTGTGCTGGACGCACGGACAACGAGTTTGTGTGCGTCCAGAGATGGAAAGATTTATCCGGTGGACAGCGGGCCTAGACCGCCCGCCCACCCGAACTGCCGGAGCGTCGTTCGGAAGATACTCAAGGGCATGGAGCCCCTGCCGCGCGAGACATACGCGCAGTG